GATATTCAGGTGACCAATGAGGACCCAACCTCTTCAATTGGTGCACAAACTGTACTACTTAAAGACTGCAACTTAGACAGCGTTGTTTTAGCAAGCTTTGATGTAGATGCAGATGTCCTGGAAGAAGATTTAGATTTTACATTTAGTGATGCAGATTTATTAGAAAAATTTAAAAAGCCAACATTAGGCTAAGGAGGAAATAGAGATGAATTTACAAGCATTTATGGTTCAAAATCAAAGAGCAACAGAAACCGTTAAAAGAATGATTAGTGATCGTTTTAAAAATGAAAAAGGTGAAATTGAAGCCTTTGAATTAAGAGGAATCACAACAAAAGAAGAAATGAAAATTAGAAAAAGTTGTATGGTAGAGGTAACTATTAAAAAAGGTGTAAAAGTGAAGCAACTAGACCAAGAAGCATTTATGCTGAAAATGGCAACAGCTTGTGTTGTTTACCCAGATCTTAAATCTGAGGAATTACAAAACTTCTTTGGTGTACGTGGGGAAGAGGATACTTTACTTGAACTATTAAGTGCACCAGGAGAGTATCAAGAATTATTAAGTGCTATGCAAGAATTGAATGGCTATTCAAAAGACATGAATCAGCTCAAAGAAGAAGCAAAAAACTAATTAAGGAGGGTGATGGTGAAGCGCATTATGCTCATTACGCCCTCCATAAACTTAAAATAAGACCAAGTGAACTCTTGAGTATGGAAAGAGAAGAGAGAGCTTTTATTTATGCAAGTATTGATATGCATATTGAAGCTGAAAAGAAAGCAGCTAGACGAAACAAAAGAAAGTAGGTGTAAGGAATGGCAACGATTCAACAATCAATGAGTTTGTATGATGGTGTGACAGGGCCGTTAAGACAGATGCAACAGGCCATGGCCCTTACACTGAATACTTTTGAAAGTATGCAAAATAGTATTAGTGAGAATGTTGCTATAGATTTTGGCACTCAAGAACTTGAAATGGCAAGAAATGCTGTAAACCAATTAGGTGCAGAAATGGTACGCATCCAACAAGAGCAAGAAGATATGATCCGAAAACAAGAAGAATTCACTCAATCAGTCCGGCGTAGCGAAAGTAGGATGAATAGATTAGGAAGTGCTGCTATTGCAGTGAATCAAGGTCTTGAACTTATGCAACGTATTGGTAATGGCATTAATGGATTCATGAAACAAGCAGATGAAGCCGCTATGATTAACTCAAGAATTGGCATGATGAATGATGGTTTGATGAAACATCATGAGTTACAGAAGAAAATACTTCAGATGGCCAATGATACAAGAAGTGGTTATGCTGAAACAGTTGACTTAATGAGTAAGTTAACTATGTCAGGTGCTTTTGATAGTACAGCTCATGTAATGGATATGACGGAAAGTATCAATAAAGCGATTCGTATTGGTGGTGGTACGGATGAGATGAATAAGTCTGCTATGCTTCAGCTCTCACAGGCTTTAGGAAGTGGTGTATTACAAGGTGATGAGTTACGTTCTTTAAGTGAAAATGCACCGTATATGATGAAAGTATTAGCTGACGGATTAGGAGTAGCCCGCGGTGAATTAAAACAAATGGGTGCAGATGGTGAGTTGACAACAGATGTTGTGATACAAGCTTTTGAAAATCAAAGAGATGTGATTAATAGTACTTTTGAGAATATCCCTCGAACATGGGGAGATGTAACCACTAAACTGGGTAATAGTTGGACAAACTTTATGCAGCATCTTGTTAGAGAAGATGGAACAGGTGTACTCAATCCATTAATTAATCAATTTTATGCCTTTGCAGAATGGTTAGATACCACTAATGGACAAGCTTTTTTATTTGGTATAGCTAGTGTTATAGAATGGATGTCCCTGTTATTGCAAGGGTTAGGTAGTGTTGTTGGATGGGTAGCAAACTTCTTTATAGATAATTGGGCTACAATAAAAGGAATGTTGATAGGTGTAGGTGTTATTTTAACAAGTATTTTTATTCCTAAATTGTGGGCTATGATACCACCTTTATTGGCTATGATCCCTACGTTGTGGTCAGCTGTTCCTCCTCTAATTGCACAAGCTGGGGCATGGTTAGCTATTAACTGGCCAATATTATTAATCATTGGTGTTATTGGACTTTTTATGGGACTATTATATAACTTAGGTATAACAGTTGACCAAGTTGTCGGTTTTATAACAGGACTATTTTTCGGATTTGGTGCATTTGTATATAATTTATTTGCTGAATTATGGAACTATATTACTACTTGGCTAGAGTTTTTTGCAAATGTTTGGGTAGACCCTATTGGATCGGTTGTTAGATTGTTTACAAATATGGCTGACGTTGTTTTAGGCATACTGGAAACGATTGCAAATGCTATGGATGCTCTTTTTAACTCAAATATGGCTGATGTAGTAAATGGTTGGCGCAGTAATATGCAGGGGTGGGTCGATGATACTTTTGGAGAACAAAAAGTAAAGCTCAATCGTATGGAGAAAATAGATGTACGTGATAACTTTAATAAAGGTTATGACTTTGGTGTGGATTTATCAAATGGAGCAACACAAATCTTTGAAGACCTTACAACATCTATGAACAGTATGGGCTTTGAAGGTGGACATATTGATTCAGTTGGAAGCATTGAAGATACAGTAGATGTATCCAATGAAGACCTTGAAATTATGCGTGAACTTGCTGAAATGGAATCTATCCAGAACTTTGTCACACTGACTCCGAAAGTTAATATCAAAACGGGTCCAGTAAGTAAAGATGTAGATATTGATGAAATTGTAAGACGTATAGAGAAATCCATAGAGGAAGAAATGGAAGCAAGTACAAAGGAGGTGTATGGACTTGGCTAAAATCTATTTAAGTTTCAATAATCAAGCAGAAGCCTTCGAGTTTCCAGTATTACCAGAAGAAGTTGAAATTAAGGAAAAAGGAAATAATAAAAGCCACATACTTCAAAATATAGGTGAAGTAACAATAATTAATAAGGTTAAGGCATACACCTTAACTTTAAAAGGCCTTTTCCCTATGGAGAATGGGCCATATGTAACAAGTAAATATTTATTAAAACCAGCAGTATATGTTGAAAAAATAAAAAGATGGAGAGACACTGGCAAACCTGTAAGACTTGTGATTACAGGTACCAGTGTCGATTTATCTTGGGCTTGTACCATTGAAGAATTTAGTTATAAAGAAAAAGCTGGTGCTGTAGGTGATATTGAATACACCATAAGCTTTAAGGAATATAGATGGTTTAAGGTCAAAAAGGTGGAAATTGTGAGTGATTCAAAAACAAGTCAACCAGCTATTGCCAAGATGGAACAAAGACCAGTTGAAAAAGAGATACCTAAGACCTATACAGTACAAACAGGGGATACTTTATGTAGCATATCTAAGAAGTGCTTAGGAGATAGTGGCAAGTACAAAGAAATTGCTAAGAAGAACAATATAGCAAATCCTAGCTTAATTTATCCAGGGCAGGTGTTGCAGCTATGACAACACAATTACTGATTGATAATAGACAAGGCGGTATTTTTGAAGTTCCACATGGAAATGTTGTCTATAAGACTTCAAGAAAAGGTAGAGCAGGAAGCTTAGAATTTGATTATATAGGTGGAGATGTTTTTACCCATAAAATCACTATAAATAATGGTGATGTTGTATTGTTTAAAGTTAATGAAGTCGCTCTATTTTATGGTTATGTTTTTAAGGTAAGTGGCCAAGATGAAAAGAAAATCCTTGCTTATGACCAACTGAGGTATCTGAAAAATAAAGATAGCTTTGGTGTGGCCAATAAGACTGCAGATGAGATTGTAAAACTTATTGCAAATGTCAATAACATCAAACTAGGCAAGGTTGCTTCTACAGGTTATGTCATTCCTAAAACCATAGCAGACAATAAAGAGTACTTTGATGCAATCTATGGGGCATTAGAGAAAACACTCCTAGCAATAGGTAGAACTTATTTCCTTCAAGATAATGTGGGTGCTATGGAACTTCTTGATATAGCAGACACAAAGCTTGACCTTGTTATAGATGGCGATACACTTCTATTGGACTATGAGTCTAGTAAAGATATTGATTCAGATACTTATAATCGGGTTAAGCTGATACAAGACGGGGTAGAAGGCGAAGTTGTAGTAGAAGACAAAATGACTCAGGTGCGTTGGGGCAGATTACAGTATCATGATGTGCTTGATAAAGAACTGAATAAGGCACAAGTCATAGAGCAAGCGCAGGCCCTATTAAAGCTTAAAAATCGTGAGAAAAAATCGCTTAAGTTAGAATGTCTAGGTGATATAAGGTGCAAAGCAGGCTATAGTCCCTATGTTTCTATCCCGAAAGAAAACATAGAGGGCTATTTTTTAATTAACTCAGCAACTCATACATTTACAGATAATGAACACACAATGAGTTTAGAAATGGTGGTGATATAAATGAGTCTATTTGAAAAGATGCA